CAAAAAGAAAATAATATTGACAATCTATTTAAGAAGATTCTTGGAGACTAAATGAATAAAGAACAATTAAAGAAAACCCTTAAGCCTCTCATCAAAGAGTGCATCAAAGAAGTTATATTCGAAGAAGGGGTTCTCTCGGGAATCATATCCGAGGTAGTAAAGGGAACCGGTGGACAACGCATCGTCGAGACCCGGCAACCTCAACAATATCAAAAACCACAAATTGATCATGAACTAGAAGAGCGCAAAAGAAAAGAGCGTCGCCGCAAGATGCTTGACTCAATCGGACGAGATTCCTTTAATGGTGTCGACCTTTTTGAAGGTACTACGCCGCTATCCAATAGAGATTCTGGTAGGTCATCAACTCCACATGGTTCAAAAGCACTAGACGGTGTTGCGCCAAATGATCCCGGAGTTGACATCTCAGCTTTCGGGTCAAGTTCGGCAATTTGGTCAAAATTAGCAAAGGGAAAATAATGGCTACCAACTACAAAATGAAGCCTCGTAAAGGCGAGAGCATGGAGCGGTTTATCAAAAGATTCACCAAGAAATGTAAGAAACTTGGAATTATCCAAGAGATGAGAGACAAAAGACATTTTACTTCTGATTCCGAGAGAAAGCGTCTTGCTCGTAAAAAATGGAGAGCAAACCTCAAGAAGAAGAAGCAATAACTATTTAGTCCTAAAGAGAGGGAAGAATTATGAGTTCAAATTTTTATAGCGTAGGGCTAAATCACGTTGGAGCATATCAAGTAAGCGGCACACCACATATTAGCCATATTACTTTGACAACAGACGCCAATCACTCTGATAGAATTCAGTTTCCAACGGTCACAAAAAATATTATAGTCAGATCCAACGACACTGTGGATATCAGAATTCACTTTGCTCCATTCACTGGTTCGTATGGATATACGGACAATGCATCTACAAGCAATAACTTTATTATACTTGAGGGCGCTGGGCAAGTTGAATTGGACGCAAAGTGCAAAGAAATATTCATCTCTGCTCCGAGTGCTGTTGGCACAGAAGTGGTCCAAGTCTATGCAGAACTGACCAACATTCCAAGAGAGAGAATGTTTAGTTTGGATGGTGTTGATGGAGTGAGTAGCTAATGAGTACGTATAAAGTTGGTTTGCAGCATGCTGGATCTTTTATATCTTCCGGTAAGCCGTTCCTAAAGACAAACTCGTCTTTGGCCGATGGCGCTACTGAGTATATAAAGTTTCCAAATGTGACGAAAAAAATTAAAGTTAAAAATCATTCAGCATCCGGTGTTCTTAAAATTGGCTTTGCCGACAATGCTCGGAGAGGATTCGATATGCCCGGAGCGACAGTGTCTGACCGATTTGAGGGGACATTTGCCTCATCGGATGCTTTTACAATATCTTTTTGGATAAAACCAACAACATCAGCAACCGTAGCTAGAATTATTCAACTTGATGGGGGAGCAGCGAACACAAGACTTCAAGGTACTGGATCCGGAGCTTTAAAGTTTTTTGTTGACGGCTTCAGCCTCAATAGTGCTGGTGGTTTCATCGTACTTAATCAATGGACTCAAATAACGATGGTGATAAATGATACAGACAATAAGGTTTATGTAAATGGAGCACTAGCAGTATCCAATTCTACAGCCGCTGGATCTTTCACGGGACTAACAATTGGTGCCGACTCTGCAAACTATGACGATATTTATGACGACATGTATCTGTTCAATGCAGCTTTTACACCAGCAGAAGTTAGCGAACTTTATACTTTAGGATATTTTGACCCAAGAAATCACACACAAGCAGCCAATCTAACCTCTTGGTGGGCATTTGAAGACAATGCCCATAGAGATTATTTCGATCCTGCTGATACGACGTCCACAATTAATGATAGGATCAGTAGCAATAATTTAACAAAAGCCGGTACCGGTACTGGTACTTTTGTAAACGGAAGGCATCTAGACACAGCTGTAAACTCTCACTCTCTAATTTTGTCCCCAGGTGCGGAAATCGAATTGAATGTAAAAACAAAGTCGATGTTCTTATTTGCAGACGGAGCAACGCAGGATTTTGACGTATATGCTTCATTAACGAATATTCCTAGTGAAAGAATGTACGATTTAACCGGACCGGGAATCGATGAGTAATGTCAAAAGAATTTGGATGGGCATATGTTGTTGGATCCCAAGCCTCAGGGCCTAAAGGCTCCATTCAGATATCGGGAGATGCGACCAAGTTAGATCACGATCCAAATTTATTTTGGTCCGATGCAGACAACGCACTCCTTGTATCAGGCGATATCATTGCACACAACTTTGAAATCCAAAACCAAACAAAAACAGTCTTTAACTTTGAGGTCTCGGGATCATCCATATTTGGAGACACAGAAGATGATCTACATCAGTTCACAGGATCTCTCGATATCACAGGGAACGTTACCGCTGTGAACTATTATGGTTGGGGTGGAGACCTAGATGGTGTACCAATCAACTATGCGACAAACTTTGCAGACAATCGAATCGTCACATCAGTCTCCGGAGATACAGTTAACGCAGAGGAAAACCTAACATTCGATGGCGCTCTTCTGGATGTATCCGGAGATATAAATGCCCTAGAGATAGACGCATCACAGTTCAGCGGTAGTATCGCGCTCTTTGGATCAGCAGATATAAATGATTTAGAGATATCAGAGTTTACAGATGGGACTTTATCAATCCAAACAGGTTCCATATCAAACGTCAACCACATTCAATCAACAACGATCGAGGGCTTATTGACTTCGCCATCTCAGACAAACATTACCGAGGTTGGCACACTAACGAGTCTCAATGTAGCAAATGATGCGACGATCAACGGAACCCTCTATGTGAAAACCGCAGATAATAGAGTTGGCGTAAATGTTTCCGATCCTCAAGCAACGAATGAAATCTTATCACCAACAACTCAGTTGCGCCTCACAAGCCAAAGAGAGATGTTCGGCATACAAGATTTAGAATATACCGACCTACACACAGACACAAATGGTAACTTCTCAATATCTCCGTCAAACAACTTGACAAACATTCTAGGCGACGCTGTTATAACTGGAGATCTGTTGGTGTCCGGAACGCTTAGCGCCAGAATAACGGACTTCAACGTTTCGGCAGACACCATGACTCTCGGAGATGAAGCGACAGATATTATCACTGTAAATGCTCAAACAATGAATGCTCCCAATAATCTCGAGATCAACAGTGTTCTTTTTGTCTCTGCGTCCACAGTGGGAGTAGGAACGTACTCCACATCTAAATTTGGCGTAACATCACCTTCAAATCAACTAGAGCTTGGAAATGGAACTCAAAACCTATCTGTGAGCGTCACAAATGGCTCTACAAGCATTTTAACAAACAATTCGACCTTAGACATAGGCAATAACACAAACGTCCTTGGAGAGCTTGTGGTGGGCTCTAATGGTGATATAATTCTTGATAACGCAGGTCAAGTATCGGCATCTGTCTCTGTATCGTCAAACACGGGACACTTTACGAACATCACATCAACTATGATTACAAATGGTAATTCAATTATCAATAACAACAGCATTCAAACTCCAACTCTTGACGCACCAACAGTAAATTCTACAAACATTGCAGGTACACTTAACACCGCTACGCAGCCAAACATAACAAGTTTAGGGACGCTAACTTCACTTAATGTTGCAAATGCAGCAAACATCGGAGGTCCAATAGCAGTCAACAAATCAAGTGCTGATCGGATGGTCGAGATCAAAGACTCAAACAACGCACAGTTGAGATTAACCAATTCGGAGTTTATCTTTGGTTTAGCAAATCACAATTATGTTGATTTAAATGCAAATACCAGCGGAGACCTAGAAATCTCACCAGTATCTGGAAAAGTTATAGTCCCAAATCTTAAATTGACAAACATCCAACAAGGCTCATCAAGTAGCTTTCTTTCGCTAGATTCAAATGGTAACGTAATAATTTCTCCGGCAACTGACTCTGGTATTGAAGTTAGAAATAGAGTCGTAGTCTCTGGTTCGCATCAAGTTGCTAACGATGACTATTTTATTGGAGTGCAAGCAACGCAAAATCTTGTTGTTACCTTGCCTGATGCTTCAACTTTGTTCAATGGTCAGATTATGGTAATCAAAGACGAGCTAGAAAACGCAAATCAACACACCATTCAGGTAGCAGCTCAGCCCAATCAGTTCATTGAAAATAGACAAAGTATAACCTTGTCTTCTCCCGGATCCGCCATTAATATATATTGCGATGGTACGTCCAAATTCTTTATTATGTAACACTTCTACAATGCCGGTAGCACCGACTTTATAGAGTTTTTTTATTTTTTTTTGACGTTTGAGATCCTAAAGACTAAACTACTCATTTTTTATTGTCTTTTGGGATTGCCGGGTAGTAGTTAGGGATACTCTCGAGACCTCATAGGTTTCGATTGTTTTAAACACATTATTGGAGGAAATATAATGTCTAAATTTGTAACTGGAGTTTTTAAACTTGATCAACAAGTAACATTGTTTGACATGTCCGAAATGGTCCCGGGCACCCTTGAACTTCCAGGTGACGCAGTTAAAGAGTTGTCTCAACTCTCTTCTGACGTTTTACTTGGTCTTGGACTTGAACCACAAGTTGGTGGTGGAAAAATTGTTCGTGAATCTCACTTGAAAATCGTTGAGTCTGAATTGGAAGCTGAAATAGCTCGTATTGACGGTGAATTGGCTAGTGAAATTGCACGCGCTCAAGCTGCTGAATCTACAAACGCTACTGCTATCTCTAATGAAGCAGTTCGTGCACAAGCTGCTGAAGCCTCTCTTCAAGGTGAAATCGATGCTGAAGAAACCCTTCGTGCTTCTGAAATCACTCGCGTAGAAGGTCTTGTATCTTCTGAAGAAGCATCTCGTATTGCTGCTGTATCTTCTGAAGCTACTGCACGTCAAGGTGCGGATACTACTCTTCAAGGCAACATTGATGCTCTTTCTGGTGCTGTTGCTTCTGACTTCTCTGCTATGGAAGCTGCTTTTGTAGCTGACTTGGCCGCTGAAGAAGCTGCACGTCAAGCTGCTGATGCTGGTCTTTCTGGTGAATTGGCTACTGAAAGAGGTCGTATCGACGCTATGTTGTCTGGATCTTCTGTTGATCTTGATCAATTGATTGAACTTGTTGACGCTTATGAATTGGCTGATACTAACATCATTAGCTCTATCACTACGTTGCAAGGTGATCTTGCTACTGAGATCTCTGATCGTGAAGCTGATGTTGATGCAGAAACTGCTCGTGCTACTGCAGCAGAAGCTGTTTTGGCTGCTAACATTGTAAACGAAGAGACTGCGCGTATTGCTGCTGATGGTACTGCGACTACTGATCGCGCTGCTATCCGTTCTGAGTTCGCTGCTGCTGACTCAGCTGAGCAAGCTGCTCGTGTTGCTGCTGACAACGTTCTTCAAGGTAACATTGATTCTGAAGCTGCTTCTCGTCTTGCTTCTGATCAAGGTCTTCAAGCAAACATCGATTCAGAAGCTGCTACTCGCGCTGCTGCTGATAATACTTTGACCAATGATCTTAGCACTTTGGCTGATGAATTGGCTGCTGAAGAATCATCTCGTATTGCTGGTGATAATGCTCTTCAAGCAAATATCGATGCTGAAGAATCTGCTCGTCAAGCTGCAGATACTACATTAACTACTAACTTGAACTCAGAGATCGCTCGTGCTCAAGCTGCTGAAGGTGTAAATGCTGCTGCAATCGTTGATGAAGAGAATGCTCGTATTGCTGCTGTTGCTGCTGAAAATGCTGCTATGCTTGCTGCTGTTGCAGTTGTACAAGCTGATGTAGATCAAAATGAATCTGATGCTGATGCTGCTTTCGCTGCAGAAGAAGCCGCTCGTATTTCTGGAGACACTACTCTTCAAGGTAACGTTGATGCTCTTTCTGGTGCTGTAGAAGCTGATTTCGCTGCTATGGAAGCTGCTTTTGTAGCTGACTTGGCTACTCTTCAAGCTGATGTAGATCAGAATGAATCTGATGCTGATGCTGGTATCGCTGCTGTTGCTGCTGATCTTGCATCTTACGAAGCTTCTAATGACGCTGCTTTGGCTCAAGAAGTTACTGATCGTACTGCTGCTGTTGCTGCAGAAGCTGCTTCTCGTCTTGCTTCTGACCAAGGTCTTCAAGCACAGATCGACAACATCATCTCTAACACTGATCCAGCTGCTTTGGATTCTATGACTGAGATCGTTGCTGCTTTCCAAGCTGAAGATGGTAACTTGCAAAACTCAATCACTACTTTGGCTGCGAATCAAACTTCTGCTTTGAATGCATTGTCTGGTGCTGTAGCTGCTGACTTTGCTGCTATGGAAGCATCTATGGTTGCTGACTTGGCTGCTCTTCAAGCTGACGTTGATGGTAACGAAGCTGATGGTGATACTGATCGTGCTTTGATTCGTACTGAATTGGCTGCTGAGGTTTCGGCTCTTGAAACTGCTGACGCTGATGAAACTGCTCGTGCTTTGGCTGCTGAGGCTGTATTGGCTGCTTCTGTCTCTACAGAAGAAGCTGGTCGAATTGCTGCTGATACTACCCTTCAAGGTAATATTGATGCATTGTCTGGCGCTGTAGCTGCTGACTTCTCTGCTCTTGAGACTGATTTCACTTCTGAAATTGCTTCTCTTCAAGCTGATGTTGATCAAAATGAAGCTGACGCTGACGCTGCGATTGCTGGAGAAATCTCTCGTGCACAGACTGAAGAAGCTCGTATCGAAGCTAAGCATGACGCACACTTTGATGGTTTCATCAAGCTTGCTTTCTTGACTGAGGCTGACGCTGTAATGGGTCTTGCTACTCACTACATAGTTAATGCATCTTCCGCTAAGACGTTTGCTTTCCCAGCTATCGCTGATGAGCACTTCTTCATGGTCAAGGTTGCAGCTGGTTCTAACCCTGTTGAGTTCACTGGTAACATTAACGGTGACGCAGACAACTCAATCACAGTACACCCAGGTGCTTCTGTAATGGTTGTTTCTCATGGTGGTGAATTGTACTTGTTCTAATCTATTGATTAGCTAAGTGCTAATGCCTTAGAGGTATTGACCTTGGGCCTCGGGGATTTCTTCGAGGCCCTTTTTATTATAAAACACATTTTTGGAGGATTAAAAATGTCAATAACAAAATATACAGCCGGAACTTCGGCACCTGATGGCTCTTCTGTTGGCGTATCACCTGGTGCATCTCACAATACAGCGATCTGCATTGGTTTTACTGATGTTGGAGTCTATGGAAAAAATGGAGCAACTTGGGAACTTGTTGGCTCTACCAGTAGCGATGACAAAGTTGTTTTCGTTCCTTTCGAAACATACTCAGAGGTTTTCTTTAAGTCTGAATCTGGGCAAGAAGAAACTGTACGTGTGGTATTCATGGAGGACTCTTTGATTAAAGCCGCTGCACCAGCTCCCGCATCTGTAAGCGAGATCAGTGATGTTCCAGCTTTCACCTCAGCTGACGCTGGTAAGATTCTTTCAGTTGACGCTGGTGGGAATCTTGTTTGGATCACACGATAACGGAGGATCTAGATATGAAAAAACAAAAATTTATGAAACTGACCGCTCACACAGCAGAACCAGACTTGGCTAATTCGTTTGCTTTTCCAGCTACTCACAATGCTGAGATTTCAATCGTGTTTGGAGGAAAAGATATTTCCGTTCATGGGTATGATGGTTCAGTTTGGACGACACTTCATACTTGGGATGGCGAATCTGATCAATTTACAGCAGATAATTGGGTACATCAGTATACAAACTTTTATCTCAAATCATTGACCGGGTCCGATGAAATTATTCGAGTCTCTTTCTTTTCAGCAGAAAAATATCAAGGATCCACACCTTCTTTGGCCGGCATTAATCGCGATGTAAAGCTTTATGATGTTGATGAGGTTCCAATTTATACTGCATCTGACGATGGTAAATTTCTTACTATCCGCTCTGACGGCTCTTTGGCTTGGCTTGCTGCGAATGAATCGTTCATAGTAGCTCCTGAGGGCGGAGATGAAGGCGGAGGAAACCCGCCACCTCAAGCTAACTTCCTAGAAGAGCTTGATAGGTTTAATTTTACTAATGGAATAATTAACGACAATGGGTCCGGACAAGGACACAGAACGAGGTTCAATTTGGACACAGACAACATCATTGCCTATGGCGGAGATGGGCAGCCTGTGGAAGAAGAGTTCACTATCTCTTGGTGGATGTACATTAATTCTAATCAAGATGCTGGGAACATTAGTCTCTTTGGAAGATATGACCCACCAGCGGATAGATTCGCATGCTCACTTGGTGGGAATTTAAGTTCAAATATACACTTCCCAACTTACATAGGTACTCAAGTCATGTTCAATTCTAATACTGGAATTGGCGTTGCTGACCAGTGGGTTCATGTGGCCTATACATGCAAGTCAAATGGATCTAATCTCATACTTAGTCTTTATGTAAATGGAAATAAACTTAATAGAACCAAATCCTTTCCTTTGGGAACTAAGCTCCTCCCTAGTACTGCGAGTGCTGAGATTTCTATTGGTGGTAGCGGAATGTCGGGCAAATCTGCAAAAGGACAATTCGATTCAATTCAAATTGAAGACGGTATTGCTCTAACAGATGCTCAGGTTGCTGCTATTGCTGCTCAAACAGATCGTCAAATGGGAATTGAAGCTGCTTCTTTGCTTTAATTTAAAACAAACATTTGTTGAACTACATTCCCTCACGCCTTTGGTGTGGGGGTTTTTTCTTTTTAAGGCTTCTTTTGTACTTTAAAATCTATTTACACTATTTATTGGAGAAAAACAAAAATGGGAGATGATTTAATGTCAAACATGCTAGAACAGGCAATTGCCGATGCCGCCGCACTTAGAGAGCAAGCTATCAAAAATGCAGAACAATCAGTTCTTGACAAGTATTCGAAGCAGATCAAGGAAGCGGTTGATCAGATGCTTGAAATGGATGATGCTCCATCAAGAGCGGATGAAATGATTGCCGAAGCAGAAGAAGAGATTATGCAAGAAGAAGAAGGTGGGATGACTGCCGCAGCACCTGCTGGTGAATCTGCGACGATTGAAGCTCCTGCTGCTTATGATTCTCGCCCAGGTTCTGAAGATGTATACGTCAGAATGTCTGCAATGCTTGACAACCTTCCATTTGATGAAAACGACGAAATTGAACTTGACTTCGGAGATCTTGATCCAGAACCAATCGACCTCTCACAAGGCGCAGAAAGCGCCTCAGGCGATCTTGGCGGTTTAGATATGGGTACACCTGACGACGCTGCTGGAGACGATCTGGGTGGAGATTTGGACCTTGGAGGAGATGATTTGGGTGGAGACGATGATCTCGACCTTCAACTTCAAGAAGTCCTCAACATGCTCGAGGAAGAAGTTGATACTCTAGAAGAAGCAACCACTGTTGATTATGACCCAGAATCAGACGCAACAGGAGTCTGGAGACATAATCGATCTCGAGAAGAGTTCAACGCAGACATGGGAAAACTACTTTACGACGAAGAAGAGTCTGAGTCTGAAGAAGATGAAGACACTACAGGTCAAGTTAACGAATTACATGAGACAATAGATTCTCTGACGCAACAAAACTCACAATTAGAGCGCGTCCTTACCAAGTTGGAGGTCCACCTTGAGGAGTCTTTATTATCAAACGCAAAACTTTTATATCAAAACCGCACACTAGCTGATGCCTCCCTGAATGAGCGACAAAAATCTAAAATTGTCGAAGCCATCGCAAATGCGGAGTCTCCGAAGGAAGCTAAAAAACTTCATGAGACGCTCAAAGCTACAGTGGGATCGACGCCTAACAGCAAAAAAGGTCCACAATCACTTAGCGAGTCAGTCAATCGACGTTCGAACTTAAGTTCTATGTTGAATTCGAGACAAAACATTAACGAAAGCAAGCAAAGCGCTGATCCATTCTTGGAGAAGATGCAGAAGCTTGCAGGCATAAAAAAATAATTTAAGGAGATTTTACAATGTCTATTATCGAAACTCTTACAGAAGGGATGGTACACCGCAATATGCAACAAGAAGGTGCCGCTCTTTTGAACAAGTGGGCCAATACTGGTCTTCTTGAAGGCTTGTCTGATGACGGCCAAAAAGCTTCAATGGCTCGTCTATTGGAGAATCAAGCTCGCGAACTTCTTCGTGAGTCTAACACAATGGCTGGTGGAAACATTGAAGGTTTCGCTGCTGTTGCATTCCCAATCGTTCGTCGTGTATTCGCTGGATTGATTGCGAACGACTTGGTTTCTGTACAACCAATGTCTCTTCCATCTGGATTGATCTTCTTCCTCGATTTCTCTTTTGGTGAAAACGTTGGAGACAACAATGATGCTGGTACTCGTTTGGGTCAAGCTTCTGGATCTTCCATCTATGGTCAAGGAATCCTTGCATCAGAAGTAACTGGTGGGGTTGTTTTAGATTCTGCTAACTTGGATGGTCAACCATATGCATTCGGTTCTGCTTATACTTCACCTACTGGTACAATTGGTGCGGGGAGTCTTAGTGTGGGTATTTATAGTGCTCACGCCACCAATGATGGAACTAACGAGATTGGTTCATCGGTAGCGGGTGATGAAGCTCTCGGTTCTTTACTTAAGTGGGATCCAGATCTTTTAGTTGAGCACAGTGGATCTAAGTTCTTGATTCTTGAAACAAGCGATTTCTTTTCTACTCACACCGATTTCAATGAAGAACACATGTCTCAAATCATTCTTCCTCTTTCTGGTGCTTCTGCGGGTGCTGCATCTGTTGGTACCCAAGTGCGTCGTTTAACTCAACGATCTCCATTGGATTCTACTAAGCTTTTGACAGTTTATGTAAATGCAACAGATCTCGGCACAGTTGCAATCGGTACTCATCAAAATGGCGAAGGTTCTTACGAGAAGCGCGATCAATACGGCCCTGGTGGTGTTGATATCGGTTCAATCCTCACCACAGCAATGCAATTGGAAGCAGAAACCAACATTCCAGAGATCGACATCAAGGTTGACTCAATCGCAATCACAGCGACAACCAAGAAGTTGAAAGCAAAGTGGACTCCAGAATTGGGTCAAGACTTGAACGCTTATCACAACTTGGATGCTGAGGTTGAATTGACTTCTATCCTTTCTGAGCAAATCGCTCTTGAAATCGATCGTGAAATCTTGGCTGACCTTGTAAACGGTGCTACTGCTGGTACTTTCTACTGGTCTCGTTCACCTGGTTTGTTTGTAAACCGTGCAACTGGTTTGGAAATTGGTGCTGATACCGCTGCTCCTGACTTCACCGGTACTGTATCTGAATGGTACGAAACTTTGATTGAAACTATCAATGACGTTTCTGCACAAATCCATCGTAAGACTTTGCGTGGTGGTGCTAACTTTGTTGTTGTTTCTCCTGAAGTTGCAAACGTTCTTGAGTTCACTGCTGGTTTCCGTGCAAACGTTACTGCTGATGCAGACAAAGGAGACATCGGCGCTGTTAAGGTTGGTTCTTTGAACCGTAAGTTCGACGTTATCGTTGATCCTTACTTCCCACGTAACGCTCTCTTGGTTGGACGTAAAGGTTCTTCTTTCTTAGAGTCTGGTTATGTTTACGCACCTTATGTGCCTCTCCAAACTACACCGACCATCTTCGGACCTGAAGACTTCGTTCCTCGTAAGGGTGTTATGACTCGCTACGGTAAGAAAATGGTACGTCCTGATATGTACGGTTTGGTTATCGTTCGCGATCTATAATCTAGCACACTTTCTAGGTAAATTAGCTCTGGGTTTCGGCCCAGAGCTTTTTTGTTTTTAGGCATTAAGCATACTATTTACTGAGAACATTTACCTTGGAGACATTCGATGAAAAGCAAGAAGCCAGTATTTAAATCATTTAGAAAAAAGATCGCACACAAGTCCGGTGTCGATGCATTGCAACCGAACATACGTCACGGCGAAACGTTGGTTCCAATTGGCTCAACGCCAACTGTCGTCAGTTTGCCGGAGACCAAACAAACATTTACATATGATATCATAAACACAGATAGACTAACAAGTGACCTAACTCTTGCGACCACAGAAGGTAGTCTAAGAGGCTTAATTCTCAATACAGATGGGGGAACGTTAAATGTTACCCCAGTGGCGTCTGGAACTAAACAACTTAAGTTTGAGAGCACCATCAAGGACGGATCTTATATTAGTACCTTATCAGACGGTGCAGATTGGTTTATCTGGTCGATTGGTACTGGTGTTGGTCTCGGTCAAAGCACGACTAAAAGACAACGGAACGCCCCGCCATCCACTGGTTTAATTGGAAAATCAATAGGTTCTATATTTCAATCCGTAGTTCCTGCTCCTGTATACGCAGATCTTATTGTAACTAGAGTTGACGTGACTGTTGATTACCCAAGCGGCCCAGCCGAGCATGATTTGGTCTTTCACGGTTCAGCAGAGCCAAATTCAACCATCAAGATATTTGATTCCGTTCCCACACAAGTTGGAACAGTGAGTGTTGCATCCGATGGAGCTTGGTCATTCTCTGTTAACGATCTTGCCAATGGACAACATGAATATGAATTTAAAGCTTTTGTTGGAGGATCCGAAATTAACAAGAATGATTTCTGGAGCAATTTGTTGAATGGAGGTAGTCTCGAGTTTGAATGTGCAGAGATACAAATTGAAGTTGGAACATCAGGACCAGACTTCACAGTTCTCCCAACAATCACAGATCCAAATGGAGTGTCTATTACTCCAACAGTAAACTCGACAACTTACAGCGACTCTCTAACAGAAGATCAAACCTTTAATGTTGTCTTTGATTTTGTCTACGATTCCGTAACATATCAAAGAACCGTTCAAGGCGTTGTTGTCAATCTTATTCAACCTGCTGTACCTGCTATAACATCTGTTGGAGGTAATGCTAGTGGCGTTGCTATTAGTGCAACAACGGCAAACATTGTCGGAACAGCTGAAATTGGAGCCACAGTTGAAGTGTGGATCGATGGAGTGCCCAACATTCCAATCGCCACGGTAACTGCTGATGGTTCTGGAGATTGGTCAATATCCTCTTACGACTTTGGATTCACAATGAATCAGACAGTAATTATCAAGGCTCAACAGCAAACTGCTGGAGGATCTTTATGGTCCAATGCGACAAATGATTTTCTTGTTGTTTATGAGCAAAATGTTTTATCAGAACCAACAATAACTTCTCTTGTAGCTGATCTGACTACATTCTCCAGTGGAGATTATGCGAATAAATCAAATCCATTCACAATAAATGGTACCGGTATAGCTGGCTCTGAAATTACATTAAATGGTGCAACTGCTCTTGGTGGCACAATTACTGTTGCTGGAGATGGTACTTGGACAACAACAACCAATTTGTCTCATGATGCGACTCACGATATTACAGCTCAAGCAACGAAGGCTGGGTTTACATCATCACAACAATCAACTGCTTTTCAATTGAATGTTGATAGAACTGCTCCATCTTTTGGTACCATCAATGATATAACATTGTTTCTTGGCAATGTTACCGACTCTTTGCCCACAGCAAACGATTCTTTCGACCCAAACGGAGTTACCGTTACTCCCTCTTATAGCCCAAGTTTAGCAAGCGTGGAAGGCGATTATGTGGCCACATACACGGCCACTGATAGAGCTGGGAACTCTACAACCGCCACTGATGCTAGAACAATTACAGTTACAACCGAACCTATTGTTCCAGTAATTACAAGTATTACAGCAAATAGTGATGGTACTTTTACAGTCGCTGGTACCGTTACAGGTACCTATGCCGATAACCTAACTATTCAAGTTACAATCGACGACTCAAACAGTGGTTCTGCTGTTAATGTTATAGGCGAAGCGTTTACTCACACAACATCCGCTCAACCACCCGGGACTTACGAGTTTAAAGCAAAGTCAATTAATTCAGTGTCGCAAGAATCCTCCTTGTCTTCCGCTGTATCTGAGACTGGTGGGGCTTCAGACACAACAGCACCAGTGATGACGATAACAAATACAGACACCGGCTTAGATTTAACAGATGGAGACACAGTAAGCATTTTAGATGGCGGTACATTTAATTTTACTGCTACAACAGATGATGGGTCACCTGTTGTTGTTGCTCAAGGTGGATCTCCTGTTACAAGTGGGGTCACCACGTTCGCAGCGGGAACATACAGCGTAACATTCGATTCAACAGACGGTACAAACGCAGCAAGTACAATAACCATAAATCTTGAAGTCGTAGCCACTGGAGTGTTCTTGGAAGAATTATCATCAGCGGTCAGCAACCTTGCCAGTGGTGCTGTGATATCTAGTGGAATCTTCGATAAGGGAAGCGCAACCGGAACAACACACATTGATATGGAATCAGACGGGATCATTCAATTCTCCGGAGTAAATCCCGTAAACACAGACTTTACACTATCTTTCTGGTTTAGACCAGATGATAACTTCGGCAATGGTTTTAACTATGTTATGGGTAAATATGCTTCTGGCAACGAACCTAATTCTGAATTTAGAATCGCCATGGCCAAACATCCAGCTGGTTTTATTCAGTTTAAACCATACATTGGAGGGATGGGCCAGAATACTCCATCTGCGGTTGGTTTTAACTCTTTTGCTATAGGCAATTGGTATCATGTTGCAATGACTTATAAATATAATTCCTCTAGCTCCAAATATGAATTTAGAACATATTTGGATGGTGTTCCAGGGGGGAATAAATTAGATCTAACTTATTCTATTTTGAATACATTTAAAAGCAGCCGAGAGTTTGGAATCGGTCGAACGAGAAGCAGTGGAGGTGGTAGTTTTATAGGGACTTCTCCCGCTTGCTCACTAGATTCTATCCAGTTTGGAGATGGTATTGTTTTGGATGATTATCAAATTCAGCAGATCTACAATCAATCAAATCGCTTAATGTCCATTGCTGAGGCACAGGCATTAACTGATCCTAGTCCTGGGAGTAACTCGCCGACGACATTTATTGAAGACAACGATGACGTTATCTCTAGAAATCCTGGTAAAATCAACACATTAACAGGAGAATACAGAGACTTGGATGGTACTGGGAATAATTCTGGGTTGCAAGTGCTACTAGATACTGATGGTGTGATTCAATACAGTGCTGGTCAACCACTTAATGATGAGTTCACCATCTCTTGGTGGATGAAGCCTGACGCTGTTCAGGCCAAAAATACAATCGGAGTACTTGGATACAGCGTAAGTAACAATAGAATGTTAACCTTGAGAATCAACAATGGAACAAGCGGCTTGACCAGCCCAAAATACGAACTGAGAGGAGGTACTCCTAATCAAGGAATGCAACAAGCCACCTATAATGGTGCAAACAATGGAAATATTGGTGATGGAAACTGGCATCACTTTGCTATCCAATGTGCATCAACTGGAACCGCGCTCATAACTAAACTGTTTGTAGACGGCAATGATTTAGGAATCGGCAGCAATTTCTTGAACCGGAACCCGTTCGTTCCCACTGGATTTAAAATGTTGCCTCCATCGTCAAACGAAAGTTTCTATTTTGGCTCTGCACCTGATCTTAACAACAGCGGCAACAATGGTTCAATCACAGCCCAATTTGATTCAATGCAAATGGGGGTGGTTTTAACTAATAGCCAAATTGCAGCCATAGCTGCTCAATCAGATCGTAAAATGTCCATTGCAACCGCAAGTGGACTACCATAAACATTTTAACAAACTATTTAATAACAAAAGGATTTAAAACAATGGCTAAAATTTCAAGAACACCATTTAATGCGTCTCGATGGATTACATCTCATATATCATCAGACACAACCATAACTAAGAAGTTAACAGGTAGATGTCTCTTTGTAACAGCCGCAGCAGAGATAGATTTAAATATCAACTTTTTAGATAGCGGATGTTATTTTAAGATAATTGCTCGAGAAAACACAGGTGGAGATATAAACATTATCTTCCCAGCCATGGAAGGAGTATTGATCGCTGATGATGCTTCTACTGTTGTAATAACAAACGCTGGAGAATCTGGTCAAACAACATTGAAGATACCATCGGGTGCATCCGCTGGGTCCTACGTTGACTTGATTTGCGATGGACAGAAATGGTACGTAACTGGAATGGCGCACGGCGTACACTTTACTCAATCATAAAACTAGGAGAATAAAATGGGTATCAAAAAGAAAAGATTAAAATTAAAAGCTCGACGAGCAGCCGCAGCAGCAAAAGCTGCAGCTTTAAATGCTGTCGAAGAAGTAAAAAAAGAAATTGCAGAAGCAACCGAAGACATTGCAGAGATTGCAGAAGAAGTTGCTGAGAAGGTTGAAGAAGTTGTCGAAGAAGCGAAAGCTACTGTCGAAGATGTAATCGAGGAGACCAAAGAAGCGGTTGAAGAAGTTAAAGAGAAAAAGACTGCTCGTAAAACAACTCGCAGAAAAACGACACGCAAATCAACAAAAAAAGAAAAATAAGTTAGTTTCATTTTAACCTCCTTTCCCTCGGACACATCGTGCTCGGGGGTTTCTTTTTTCATGAACTATTTACTACGACGGAGGGTTTCATATGTCATTTCCAGATTTAACGCCGGCCTCAACATTGTCGGCGATTACTTTACCCGAGACTTCAACTGATTCTTTAGCCGAGGTTACTTCATCTTTGGCAATCGGATATTATACCAGCGAAGCCTTTGTTTCTGGTGCTCAAGCACAGGTCGCATACACTTACAAAAGACTAGGAGGTGATGTATTAGATATTGAAATTACCGCTAAGAACGTCTACAATCACTACGAGGAAGCTGTTTTGGAGTACTCCTACATTGTGAACCTCCATCAGGCACGGAATGCCTTAGGGAGCGCTCTGGGAGGTTCTACAGGGTCTTTTGATCATGAGGGAAGACTAACAGAGGGCGAGGATGTTGCCTTAAAGTATCCCAAATTTCAATTTGATTATGCATTTAGAAACGCAGACAAATTCTCCACAGAAGCATTGGTTGGGGGAACCGAGCCGTTGTATTCCGCTTCCTTTGATGTTGTTGTAGATCAGCAAGATTATGATTTGCAGCAAATTGTATCATCATCTCAAGCAGGTTCAGATTGGGATGGTATGGGCAACAAAAGAATTAAAATTAGACAAATGTATTATGTAACTCCTAGACAAATGTGGAGATTTTATGGTTACTATGGAGGTCTCAATGTTGTTGGAGATTTTCACAATTATGGTCAATATGCTGATGACTCTACATTTAATGTTATACCTGCTTGGCAAAATAAACTTCAAGCGATATCTTACGAAGACCACTTATACACAAGAACATCACACTACTCCTATGAAATAAACGACAATAAACTGAAGCTTTATCCCATCCCCAGCTCAGTAACTGAAGATAAGTTTTGGTTTAGATTCACAGTGGAGTCTGGAAATACAGCATTTTCTACTGGGTCTTATGATTCAGGAGTTGATGGCATCAATAACATGAATACAATGCCGATGGAAAATATTCCTTTTAACAAAATCAATTCAATCGGGCAACAGTGGATTCGAAGGTTTGCTTTAGCTCTTTCGAAAGAAACACTAGGTCAAGTTAGAGGTAAATTTGGCGGGAGTGTACCTATCCCAGGAGACAACGTATCTTTGAATGCCTCAGATCTTCTTAGTCAATCGTCAACTGAGCAAGCCGCTCTTAGAGAAGAGCTTAACAAACAGCTTGATGAGATGCTTTATTCTAAATTAGCCGAAACAGATAAAGGAATGGTCGAGAACATGGATGCAATTGTTCAAAAAGTTCCTTTGAAAATTTTTGTGGGGTAAATAAATGAGCAAATGGGAAAGACCAGCACAACCACCTTCACCTTTGTTCCTCGGAGAGAAGGAAAAAAACCTAGTAAAGCAGGTAAATGATGAAATTATTGAAAGAGTTGTGGGGCAACAACTTTTATATTTTCCTATCGATCTTGAAACAACACCATACCACCCTCTTTATGGAGAAGCAATTGAGAAAAACTTTTTACATCCCGTGAGAGTGTTTGGACTAGTTACATACAATGGTGTTGAAACTGCTGATTTGGAAAATATGGCGATTGACAAGTCTACAAAAATAACAGTTAATTTTCACAAGAGAAGATTAACGGAAGATCAAAACTTATTTGTTCGAGAAGGAGATTTTGTTAGATTTGGACCAATTTATTATGAAATTGTGAAGCTAAATGAGCCAAAATTGCTGTTTGGACAACCAGAAAGTCGGTTTGAAATATCAGCTGACTGTATAAGAGCGAGAGACGGATTGTTCAATGCAGAATAATGAATTACCAGAAGTAGCATCAACACTTGAGAACATAGACACAGCAGTGTACCGCTTCGTTAATGATGAAATTGACGTTCATACAACAACAAACAAAGGCCGAGAGAAAGTAAAGGTACTTTGGCTTGGAACAGAGCGTGCTTTTCAGATCAAAAACAACAAAGAGCTTAGAGATGGCGTCGGAAAGCTAAGATTGCCTTTACTAACAGTCTCTAGATCATCTATTTCGAGAGATGACGACTTTAAAGGACCCTTCCAGTCTACCTACGGATATGAGTCAATTAATGGTCAAGATTATATCCCAGTAAAGACGATTATTAGCCAAGAAAAGACTCAAAACTTTCAAAACTCCGATTTACGAACTGAAACGGAAGGTCAAAATCTCGGAAAACCAAGCTCAAAGAAGGTTGTGTACGAAACACACTACATCCCAAAGCCAATCTATGTTACTTGTATGTTTGAGATCAACATCAGAACTGAGTATCAGCAACAAATGAACGAGATTGTGTCAAGCTTTATACCAGAAAACAAAAACTACGTTATCATATCAAACGAAGGCTACCAATACGAGGCTTTCATACAAAATGATTATAGCATAACAAACTCAACCAACCTTGGTCAGGAAGAAAGAATGTTTACCTCCAAGGTTCAAATAAAAGTCCTAGGATACATCACAGGACCTCAAAAAAGCAACCAACCTTTCGTTCAAAAGAAGGAATCGGTTGTTGAAGTAAAAGTGTCCAGAGAAAAGGTCATTGTCGGCGATTCAAAGCCGTGGGATAAGACCGGTGAGAAATTTAGAGATTTATGACTTTGGCCTTTTATTTGACTATTTACTAGGAAAATGATATTTTAATAGGAGAAAATTAATGCCTACCAAGTTTGACTTTGTGTCTCCCGGTATTGAACTGAGAGAGATCGACCAATCACAAGTGGCCGCCGTGCCTGAAGCAGAAGGTTTGCTTCTCATCGGTACTTCAAGAAAAGGGCCCGCAATGAAACCTGTAAAGGTTAAAAGTTTGGAAAACTTCATCGATGTATTTGGTGCTCCAATGGACGGCGTTAAGCGTGGAGACCCTTGGCGAGAAGGGAACACTGGTGCAGCTTCTTATGCAGGATATGCAGCACAAGCTTACTTAGCTGCTGGTGTAGGTCCCGTAAAGTTCATCCGCTTGGCTGGTCTTGATAATCCT